GATGTTTTCCATTCTTACATTCAAACAAAGAGTTGAAATTATTATCATTACAAATCTGCATCATCTCTTGTTTGAAAAGATAATTTAAACTCTGTATCTTCTTCTTCCAATCGTTATATTTGTCCTCGCCTGTTTCTATAATCTCTCCAATCCACATTCTTTGTGGGTCATCACACTGAGAGAAAATAGCAGTGAAGTAATCTACAATATCTTCATCTTTCTTCTGACGAGACATCTTTTCAAAAAAATATTTGTCCTTTCTCTTATTAAATGAAGTGGTGGTTGCATTTGTCTTTCCACCATACTTAAAATAATCAAAGTTATCCTTCGTAAAATGATTCTTGAATGCTAGATAAGTTCTGTAACAATCAAAACCAGTCATAAGGGCAGTTTTGCTCTTGAGGTACGTTTGAGATAGTTGAGTTCTGTTGCTTCCCATTTCAACTTCTCCTTGAGTGGTTTTGAAATGAGTTTGGGAACGGATTCAACGTCAATGGCATTTTGTTCACAATAATGTACGATAGCATCAATATAACCTAGATTGTCGTCTTTGACAATAGCCTCTATATCCTGTGCAAACTGTGCTGAACAGAGAAACTTTTCTTTAAGTGCTTTGTTGATGTCACCCATTAACCACCATTCGGTTTTCGATAAAGTTTTTGACATATTTCACAAGTAATTTAATGTAGTCACCTTTGTTTCTTTTATCATAAACTTTGACCTCACCGTTTGGTGTGACCATAATTGTGATAAGTTTTTGGATAGGAATTCCAGTCAGTTCATAATACATACAGGCATATGCAACCTCTTGAACAAAGTATTGTTCAATCCATTCTTCTGGTTTAATCTTCTTCGAGGTCTTAAAATCAATAACAGCGAGTCCGCCCTCATATTCGGCGATACAATCGACTCTTCCTGCCAGACCAAGGTATTCAGAATAAAGTGTGCGTTCTATTGCGTGTATCTTTCCTATCTTGTCTAAACTTGACTTAGCACTATGAAACATAAACTGAGTCAGTGGTTGGTAGTCATTCCAATCTAACTCTTTGTTTTCAAGATAGGCTTGTGCAGCTTCATGAAAGTCCGTACCACGTCGAGTTGCCTCTTTTGTAACACGGTCTGCTTCTTCATTCCCGACTCTCTTTCTCCATTCACGAAACACCTCTCGATTATAGAAACTAGTAACAGAGGTGATAGAAGGAACCCACTCATTGCTGGGTAACTTATATAGGCGAAGTCCGTCGGTCTCTTTTTTCTCTAACTCTAAATCACCTAAGTGATTCTCAACAATAAACATTAAAATCCCATAGCCATTTTACGAATAAGATATTCTCTCACAAGGCCAGAGCGAACGATATCATTAACATTAAATTCTATCATTGCAAACTCTTCAGGCATTTGTTCGATAATCTTCATGAAGTCAAGAATGCCATTCTTCTCGTTGGTTTTTTGTAAGTCTGTTTGACTTGCATCACCACAGAAAATAATTTTAGCATCCTCTCCCACTCTTGTCATTATACTATCTAATTCATGAAAATTCAAGTTTTGTGACTCGTCAACTAACACAATCGCTTGGTCAATCGTTGTTCCACGAATGAATGATGTACTCCAGAACTTGATAGTATCCTGTTGTTTTAGATTACCATATAACATTTCAAAGTCTGCATCAGTAGGCATTTGAAACATATACTTCACCATGTTCTTGTATGGTATCTGATACAAGAAAGACTTGTCCTCATGGTCGCCAGGTAAGAAACCAATCTCTCTAGTTGCTACCAAAGAACGAACAATATATATTTTTTCGTATGGTGAGTAATCATCTAACACTTCCTTAAGTGCTTTGTACAAAGCTACAAAGGTCTTACCTGTTCCTGCCACACCATAAGCATAGACCATCTTACCTTCGTCCCATGCATCAAACATTACCTTTTGATTATCAGTAAGAGGTTCAATAGGAATCATGTAGTCTGCACTGATAGGTTTACGACGTTTCATTTGTTTAGCAGTCATACCTGATCCTGGTGCTTTAGTTTTCTTTTTTACTGGCATATTAGTATCTGTATTTCTCAGTGATAGTTTTGTTGTTTACATATTCTGCTTTAGGAAGAACTTTGTTCTTCATAATATCTGTCCAACCAGGATGAGTGGTTGCCATCTTGTCTCTCCACTCTCCTACCTCACCTGCAGAAGAACACCTGCTTGCCAGTCCTTGTCCCAATCAGGATTATCTTTTCTCCATTGATCATATTCTTTCATGGTCATAGAGAGTTCTTGTTTCTCTTTAGTTTTTAAATTTATTACTGGATATGTTGGCATATTATTTCCACTCCAATGCTTCAGATACTATAGGGAACTGTTCGACAAAGATAGATCGAACCATCTCTGCAATATTCATGTGTTCTTTTTGTGTTCCATGTGCAGAACGTAGGTCTATGTAATGTACCCATGAACGTACACTACCTGTCATATATAACCGAGTCGGTGTAGCAAGAGGTAGTACAAACCGAGCACACTCTTTAGCAACACCATCCTTCAGCATGTTTTGATACAACCTCATCCCTTGCTTGAAATGTTGTTGCATCTTTCTATTATAATGATTAACCTTTCTCTGATCCATATCATCAGTAGAATTCTGACGATTCTTTAAGTCTTGTCTACGTAATTCAGGCAAAGGAATCTCATCAGCAAGTAGACTGCTATCAGCATACCTTTGAGAGAACTCTTGGTATGTGAATGATCTATGCCTTAGTATCTGTGCAGCAAGACCACGAGTAGTCTCAATCTCCACAGTCATGTGTGCTTGCTCAAAGACCGACCAGTGACCATGCTTTATGCAATACTTTAGCAAACCACTTACGTTTGGATTGTCTTGGTTGTTCGGGTTGCTGACTCTCGCCACATAACCCATCGTCTCCTCCGCTTTGGGAGTCACCGTTATTAATCTCACTTGTTGCATAATTTTTTTTCTTCAGTGATTTTCTTATAAGTTTTGCGTACTGCACTTCGTGATCAGTATACCACTCTGGATGCTTTTTTGCAAGCTTTATAATTCGTTTTGCTGTTTTTCTTGTATCTTTTCGTTCCAATTCATCCATTTATTAATCTGGGTATCCATCGTCGTCGTCTATTGATGTCAATCCTACCTTAAGAAAGTCAGATCCTTTCATATAAGACTGAGGATCTGAATAAACTTCAGCTTCCAAGCATTCTACTAGACTCTTCATGTTTTTGACAATCAATTTAAGTTTTTCTTTATCCATATAGGTTCTCCTTTAATATATTTATCTTAACATAAAGAAGAGACTTTTTCAACAAAAAAATCCAGGAAAATATTTTCCTGGATTTATGGAATCAAAAATTAAATTTTGATTTATGCAGCGACAGCTTTGTTGCTGTGCTTAACACCTCTGTAAGTCAGGTCTGACTTAGAAGATGGTGTTGCTTTACGTGTATCAGTGTCGTACTTGACACCACGATAAGTGACTTGTGCCATTGGCTTTTCCTCAGTAATAGGGTGGATGAGACCCGTTCCTTCAGTCGGCATTTGCGTCCCACTCGCAATGAGGTGTTTCTTCTATCACTACACTGATCATCTCAGCTCGTGTCTCTTCCTCTATCTTAAACTCATTCATCTTTTCTAAAAGAATCTGAGCGTCGATACATGAAAGGGTAGTTGCGATAACTGCTAGATGAAACATGGGATGAACGATCCGTTCCGTGTCGGCTTACTTGCGTCTTGAATGTATCAAGGTGAACGTAATGTCATGATAACATGACAAAATTATTTAGTCAAGTGAAATAGTGTATTCTGATACAATTTAAGGATGTTTTAACAATCTCTGTCTTCTATAAAATCTGGACATAACATAGCACCTGCAAGTTCTCTTGCTTTAGGGTTGTTGTCACACAATTTATTCATCCAGATTCTCTCGTCAAGAGAGACCTCACCATCAGAGGACATCATTCTACAACAAATATCAGTGAGTTGCAACTGGTATCTGTTGCTTAACTTGTTGGATGGCTGCAGGAAGGAGAGCATATTCTTTACGTTGAATTTTAGGGGTTAATGTTTCGACCGTATCATCTGGTTCAATAGGTACTTCATATTGAAGGATGACTTCACCTGCGTCTAACTCTTCATTAACATAATGAACAGTACAACCAGTGACTTTATCACCTGCTTCCAATGCTTGTTCGACAGCATGGAGTCCTTTATATTTAGGTAGCAGTGATGGATGTAGATTAATTATTCTATTGGGAAATGCTTTGACAAACTCAGGTGATATCACCTTCATGTATCCAGCAAGAACAACAAGATCTACTCTCCATGCTTGCATTAGTTGAATGATTTGTTTCTCATCTTTATGTTTTATATAACAATGAGGAACACCAAATTTTTCTGCTCTCTTAGCAGCACCACAATCTTTATTGTTGTGTATCATCAACACAACCTCATCTTCCCAACATGATCTAAGAATATTTTCGAAGTTGGTTCCGTTGCCAGAACATAAGACTCCTAATCTCATGGCGTTAATGCGTTTAATTATATAGAGTGTATCATTTAATACTCAACAACTATGTTACCAGATAAAGTTGTTCCAGTATTTCCAGGTAACACTTCGTGTCCTAGAAATGATGGGAAGAGTATCATAGATCCTGGTTCTAAGTTAGGTCGGTAGTCCATCGGGAATACCTTTGAGTTATCTCCCATGTGGTTCTGAACCAATGGCATGATAGGATTCACGAATGCAGTCTTGGATGTTACATCTTCATAGATGATAAAACTCCACTGAGAATTTGGATGGATATGATATCCTTGATAGGATCGAGGATCATATTTGTTCCTCCACATACCCATGAACTCAATTGACTTAGGGGTATCTGGCAACGATTCTAGCAGAGGTTGAACTACTTTTAACAAGTAGGTCCATGTACTGTCATAAACCTTAAGACCATTATTAAAAGTGGTGAGTACACCACTCTCCCAAGTGGGTGAGAACTCACCAACGCCAGTCTTTATTTTCTTTAGATTTTTTTATAATGATTGACTTTCATTTA